GCATACGACATTATCAGCCACCGCCGTCTGGAGTTTGACGCCGGGCATACCGACATTGCGCAGTCATTTATGGCTATCCGCCGCGCCACCACCGCCAGCGGCAACCGTCCGACCTATGAAGCCAGCCGCAGCGAAGAAGCCAGCCACGCCGATCTGGCCTGGGCAACGATGCACGCATTGTTCAACGAACCGCTGCAGGGCGAAGCCGCCAATACCAGCAACATTGTGGAGATTTTCTGATGCAACCTACTCCCATCAATCATTTTTCATCAACCTACTTTAAAACTGGTGCCACCCCTTTTGATTATCAAATTGGCTGGAATTTAGGGGGAAAATGCAGAACCCGTGTCTTAGAAAAAATGCGCCAATGCGGCGCCGATTGGTTTTTCTCACTGGAAGCGCTGTCTGACGCCCTGGCAACCGGACGCAATCAGATTTTCCTGGGTTGCAGCGACAAACAGGCATGCGCCAACCACGCCTATATCAGCACCCTGCTGAATCAGGCCGGACCTAAACTGCAAAAGTACGTATCAAGCATGAGTGATTTCTGCCTGAAAATTACTAACGGCGCACATATCTATTTTGTAGGCCCTGATAGCCTCTGCGCAGCACTACATGGAAACGTCTATGCCTCGGAATATGCCTGGGCAGATGCGCCCAAAGACATGATCATGCTCGCTAAATCTCTATCAATGCACTCTCGCTATCACAGAACCTTCTACACAACGCCCAGCCCTAACCCTAAGGCGTGGGCAGAGCACAAGAAACTGATCGCCGGCAATGCCACATGCAGCATGATTTTTACTGCTGACGACGCCGCAGAATCGGGAGCGGCGCTTTTTAATGATGAATGGCTGAATGACATGAAAAAAGAATTTTCAGCAGAACAATGGCAAATGCTGTTTATGTGCGAGTGGCCACAGGCTGCGCAGGAGCTACAGGCATGAGCAAACGCAAAAATAAAAATGCTCACGCTGCAGCAAATAACACCATTAAACACAGCGGTAGCGCAGCGGCAGAGGCATTCAGCTTTGGCGACCCGATCCCTGTTCTGGACCGCCGCGAACTACTGGATTATGTGGAATGCGTACAGATGGATCGCTGGTACGAACCGCCGGTAAGCTTTGACGGACTATCCCGCACCTATCGTGCCGCCGTGCACCACAGCTCACCGATTGCCGTTAAGCGTGACATTCTCAGTAGTACCTACATCCCGCACCGCCTGCTTAGCCAGCAGGCTTTTACCCGTTTTGTTCAGGATTATCTGGTATTTGGTAATGCCTACCTGGAAAAGCGCACTAACCGGCTCGGTGGCGTGCTGTCACTGGAGCCGACCCTGGCGAAATACACTCGGCGCGGAGTTGATCTCGATACATACTGGTTCGTGCAATACGGCATGACCACTCAGCCCTATGAATTTACGCCGGGAAGCATTTTTCATCTGCTGGAGCCTGACATTAACCAGGAAATTTACGGGCTGCCCGGCTATCTTTCTGCCATCCCGTCAACCCTGCTCAATGAATCCGCAACCCTGTTCCGCCGGAAGTATTATCTCAACGGCAGCCATGCGGGTTTCATCATGTACATGACCGACGCAGCGCAGAACCAGGAGGACGTGAACAACATCCGCCATGCAATGAAAAGTGCCAAAGGCCCGGGCAACTTCCGTAACCTGTTTATGTACTCTCCCAACGGGAAAAAAGACGGCATCCAGATCATCCCGCTGTCGGAGGTCGCGGCGAAAGATGAGTTTTTAAACATCAAAAACGTGAGCCGCGATGACATGATGGCAGCACACCGTGTACCTCCGCAAATGATGGGCATTATTCCCAACAATACCGGCGGTTTTGGTGATGTGGAAAAGGCCAGCCGTGTCTTTGTCCGCAACGAGCTGATACCGCTACAGAAGAGACTGAAGGAACTTAACGACTGGCTTGGCGAAGAGGTGATCCGCTTCGAGCCTTATACTCTGGGGTTTGAGGGCAGTTAAATCATCTATATGAGAAAGGGCCAAACATAGCCCTTTTATCAATTGGGAAACTCACCGATATCTTGTTCAAAAGTTGTAAAGTTAAAGCTAGGAAGCAGAATCGGTGTATACCCACTCGTCATCAAAAAATTGGCAACAAACGAACGTAGAAACGGGAACGATATCGCAGGTGCATTGACAACTGGAAATTTCGATTCTTTGAAAGAATCGTCTATGTCTTTATCAGTTTCAAAAACACTTTGAAACTCGATTCGTAATGCCCGATCGTTCTCAGTTATGTAATAAAAATCAAACAGTACCGAAAATTCTCGCGGATTTTCATCAAAAATGGGTTTGAATCGAAGCGCAAAACCAGATTCGATTTTGCGCCCCTCAGCATCGACTAACAACAGTCGATTAACAGTATTATCCCTTAACCTTAGCTTCATCGTCAGGCCGCTAAATCCAATTCAGTATCATCTGAAAAAAAATCCACTGAACGTTCCGTAGCATGATTGATCACGCGCGGTCTCAATGTAATGAACCCTTCGGAGCTTGGAAGCTCATAGCTTACGATTGTTGGTCCATAAGCCGGATATGAGCTTAATTTTTCATAAAGCGACTCAGGATTATACTGTTGCAATGCCTTGTTAAGTAAGGCCATTCTTTGTTCAAAGGAAAGCATTTTCCCTCCTTAACCCTTCTCACAGAAATCTTCTGGAAAGATAAACCTTCTAAACGCTATCTTGTCTCGAGCATGTTCGTAAACACACATCTGCTGACGAGTAAATGAAACCATCTGTTCCGGACGTTCATCTACAAAGTTAAGTCTTATAAGATTAGACGCTTTTGTACTATCTTGTGCCTTAACGGCGGCATACGGAAATACACCTTTAAAATCATCAGTTTGCTCGAGTTCCCTAAAAAAACTAATGACTTGATTCACTGTGATATGCAATGCGCTCATTCGAGTCAAGCTACCAGCAACTTGCTTCCGCATAGCCTCGAATTGCCTGATATCTCGAGCATTTCCAACCAAATCGAGCAATTCATCTTTTGAATCAAAGGTGATAGAAAATTCACTAATGACCGTATCACGGCCTTCGTTCCACTGATGGGCCCAGTAGGGATCATCAGTCCAAAAATAGTAACCTTGAGTTAACCATTGTTTAGGGCCTGAACGGCTTAAAAAGGGTACGCTTTGCCGTATCGTCTCATAACTACCACGATTAAGGCAGTTATGAAACCCTATATGAACTACCTGCACAATCATCCTCTCTTTACAGGTTGTTTGATTACCCTAAAGTGCTGGCTAATACCTATCGTTACTTCAAGAGTAGACGAGTGTAATCAAGCAGTGACTAACAAACAAACACTTTTTCCTATCTATACGATAGAAGCTCTTCGATTGGTTACAAAAATGTTACGCATCACTCAAGACAAAGTGAAGGGCCACCGCTCAAAGCAACTGCGCGCGCTCGTATCCCCGCCACGCCTGCCCGCTTTGTGTAGTGGTTTTCATGCACCTGCATGAGATATGAAAAAGCCCGCCAGAACTGGCGGGCCGGAGCTAAAACGTTCCTCAAACGATCATGCAGATTCATGCGGCATAGCCATGCACTCTTGTTTTTCAGGTTAGCCTGAAATCCTCGTCAAAATCCATAAAGTTTTCAGCCACTCGAGATGAAAGGATGATGTACTTAATTCTCTCACTCAGAGGAACGGGGCGTTCAAGTTCAAGCTAAAAACACCATCATAGGTTTTACCCAGCCAGAACCCGCCGCCGCAGGATTTTGGCCGCTGAAACAGCAGCCAACCACCCGGAACATATTTCGGTAGTGGCTCATAGCGATAAACGACCTGATAATTACTGTCTTTAGACCCCATAGCCTAACGCCTCGCCTTGCTCGTTGTTCAACCTTGCAGGCGGTAAAAACTAGTTTTATCGTCTGAAACGTTTTGTTAATGCAACCAGCTGTCGTCTCCCCAGACCCGCTGCATAATTTCCATTACTCGCTGCTTATCCTCATCAAGCATTAAGCCGCTCAACTTGATACCATTGGTACTACCTTTGCGAATGCGGATCACCGTTTTGGGAAACAACGAGGTCAGGTTGCGGTAAAGCTCGGTTCAAAGTGCTTCCAGTGTCGCATGGCTAATTTTCTGCTCTTTATCAATCATTATTTAGACACGCATGGAGATCCCCCCTAACTGGAAGCATCCATTGATCAGCTGTACTCGTGGCTACGGATTTTCGCTATTAATTCATCAGTCAGCTCTGAAACCCACTGGATAGCAAGTCGCTTCTCTTCATCGCTGCACTCACTAGCCGCTACAAGCTTGATAAAAAAATCAATACGCTGGAGTTTTAACGACTCCAAAAAATAGTCCTGCATTTCCCCTCCTGGTAAAAATTAGCACACAGATACTGTACATAAACGGGTCTTCCCTTGTTGTGGTGGCTGAAGGCATGATAATGGCGTATTAAATCGCCAGAGGTCACCACCATGGACGAAAAGTCCCTCTATGCACATATCCTCAACTTGTCAGCTCCGTGGCAGGTAAAGTCTCTTTCTCTCGATGAAAATGCCGCTTCTGTTACCGTTACTGTCGGCATCGCTGAAAATACTCAGTTAACCTGTCCAGCCTGCGGGAAATCCTGCCCCGTTCACGATCACCGGCATCGTAAATGGCGCCACCTCGATACCTGCCAGTTCGCCACAATAGTTGAAGCCAGTGTGCCCCGTGTTATGTGTCCGAAGCATGGATGCCAGACTTTGCCTGTTCCGTGGGCCGGGCCCGGTAGCCGGTATACGCTGCTGTTCGAATCATTCGTGCTTTCATGGCTGAAAATCAGCACTGTTGATGCAGTCAGGAAACAACTCAAACTGAGCTGGAATGCCGTTGACGGCATTATGACCCGCGCGGTTAAACGAGGTCTTGCACGGATAAAAAAGCCGTTAGCAGCCCGGCATATGAATGTGGACGAGGTCGCTTTTAAAAAAGGACATCGTTATATAACGGTGATCTCCGATCGTGACGGGCGAGCGCTGGCTTTAACGGATGATCGAGGTAAGGAAAGTCTTGCCAGTTACCTCAGAACTCTGACTGACGGACAGCTACAGGCCATTAAAACGCTCTCAATGGACATGAATGCGGGCTATATAAGAGCCGCGCGCATCCACTTACCGTGTGCAGTTGATAAAATCGCCTTTGACCGCTTCCACGTAGCGAAACAGCTGGGTGAGGTGGTGGATAAAACCCGCCAGAATGAACATCCCCGTCTTCCGGTTGAAAGCCGCCGTCAGGCCAAAGGTACCCGCTTCCTGTGGCAGTACAGCGACAAATGGATGACTGAGTCCCGGCAGGAAAAGCTGATGTGGCTGCGGGAACAGATGCAGCAGACAAGCCAGTGCTGGACACTGAAAGAGCTGGCCAAAAATATCTGGGATCGCCCCTGGAGCACAGAACGCAGGAATGACTGGTTGCAGTGGATATCGCTGGCGTCTGAATGTGATGTGCCGATGATGAAAAACGCAGCGAAAACCATCAAAAAACGGTTATACGGAATACTGAATGCGATGCGTCATCGGGTCTCGAATGGTAATGCAGAGGCGCTGAACAGCAAGATCAGACTGCTGAGGATAAAGGCCAGGGGATACCGAAACCGGGAGCGCTTTAAGCTGGGAGTGATGTTCCACTATGGAAAACTGAATATGGCGTTCTGAGTCTTCCCACCATGATCGGGGAAGACCCATGTATATACAGTGTTTATTGTACGTATGTAGGGATGTGGCATTACATATCTTGTAGTGAGGATCGGAGGGAAAATGCAGGACTATCTTTTGGAGTCGTTGAAGCTCCAGCGTATTGATTTTTTTATCAAGCTTGTAGCGGCTAGTGAGTGCAGCGATGAAGAGAAGCGGCTTGCTATCCAGTGGGTCTCAGAGCTGACTGATGAATTAATGGCGAAAATCCGTAGCCATGAGTACAGCCGGTCAATGGATGTTTCCAGTTAGGGGGATGATCTCCATGCGTGTCGAAATAATGATTGATAAAGAGCAGAAAATTAGCCAGACGACACTGGAAGCACTTGAAACCGAGCTTTACCGCAACCTGACCCCTTTGTACCCCAAGACGGCGATCCGTATTCGCAAAGGCAGTGCCAACGGTATCGAGCTGACCGGCTTAAAACTTGATGAGGAGAAGCAGCGGGTAATGGAAATTATGCAGCAGGTCTGGGAAGACGACAGCTGGTTGCATTAACAAAACGTTGCAGGCGATAAAACTGGTTTTTACCGCCTGCAAGGTTGAACAACGAGCAAGGCGAGGCGTTAGGCTATGGGGTCTAAAGACAGTAATTATCAGGTTATTTATCGCTATGAGCCGCTGCCGAAGTTTGTTCAGGGTGGTTGGGTGCTTTTTCAGCGGCCAAAATCCTACGGCGGCGGGTTCTGGCTGGGTAAAACCTATGATGGTGTTTTTATGCTTGAACTTGATCGCCCAATTCCCTTGGATGAGGGGATTAAGTACATCATCCTTTCATCGCGGTTAGCTGAAAACTTTATGGATTTTGACGAGGATTTCAGGCTAACCTGAAAAAAAGAGAGTGCATGACTATGCTGCATGAATCTGCATGATCGTTTGAGGATCGTTTTAGCTCCGGCCCGCCAGTTGTGGCGGGCTTTTTCACATCTCATGCAGGTGCATGAAAACCACTACACGAAGCGGGCAGGCGTGGCGGGGATACGAGCGCGCGCAAAGTGTAAAAATGATACAATCATTGTTTATGCGAAGATTAAGTGGACACATTCAAATAAAGATGTAATATTTTGGTAAGAATATAAAATGATTCATTCGGGAATTTTGGATGGATATATGCCAGAAATTTTATTAAATAAATATTTTGTTGCCATAGGAATTCCGCTGATATTAATTGCTTGTGGCTCTGTAGTAAAAAAATTAGTGAGAGGGTCTGCGTGGGAGAGAAAAGATCTTTATTTTGGAGTTGAACTAACTTTAACATCAGTAGGGGCTGCATTATTAAATTTATATGATCTTGGTGGCGCAATTAAAAACAAAGCTGCTGGAGGTAGTGAAGCCTTGTTAATTAAGTTGACTGGGAACACAGTGTATCTATGTATATCATTACTTATATTGCTGTGGATAGTAGCACTGCATCAGGATTGGGAGAATAGAACAGGTAATCGAAATGGTCAAGTGTCAAGACTGATCGTCCTGAGCAATTTAGTCGGCATTGTAATGTTCGCATCTTTTGTTTTGTTGGTGAAGGGTATTTAAATGAATGTAAAAAAAGTAATCTATACATTTTCTGCCATTTGTATAGCATTTGCGATTTTTATCGCTGCTGCTCCAAGAGTAGTTGATTTTTTAAATACTCATGATAGTCGAGTTCTAAATTTTCTGTTATCTTTTTCGATTGGATATATTGGACTGGTTTCGATTGTTGCTTTGAGATTCTGGGAACGGAAAAAGAATCGCGAAGCTAAAAGGAATAAAGTATTCCTGATATATTCGCAAGAGGACATTGATAAAGCATCTGTAATTAAACATGCGCTTTCTAACATGGGTTATGATGTTTGGTTTAGCCATGAAAGTCTATTGCCAGGCCATGTAATAGAAAGGCAAATGCAGTCGGTGTTAGATGAAAGCGGAGCGGCTGTGTTCCTTGCTTCTGGTAGTGGGATTCCTCATTATGCAAAAAAAGAAATTGAATACATATTAAAAAATAGAAGCGTTAAGGACAATAGGTTCATCCCTATCATTCCTGTTCTGATTGATGGTGGGACATTACCTCAAGAGTTGGATGATGTTGTTTATGTAAAATATGAAGATGAACAACTCATGGATAAGCTGGATAAATCATTGACACATTTAGTAAAAAAGAATTTGGTTAAATGAAAGCAGGCCATCATATGATGGCCACAGTAAGTATTCTGTTTTGTATGAGAGTTTGGTTATAATTAACTGGTGGGTAAATGATAATCCTTGAAAAGAATTATGTCATCACCCACCCATTGATTTAATTCCTGCATTCGCATTTGAAGAGGTACAAGCTCATTGCGAACAAAAACGTTACTAGCTTTCTCTACATCTCCAAACCCGCCAACATTACTCGGCATAATCCCCATCATCTGGGGAGGTACGCGGTGCGCTGCCATCATGTCATCGCGACTCACATTCTTGATGTTCAGAAACTCATCCTTTGCTGCAACCTCTGACAATGGAATGATCTGGATGCCGTCTTTTTTTCCGTTGGGCGAGTACATAAATAAGTTGCGGAAGTTTCCCGGACCCTTGGCGCTTTTCATCGCATGGCGAATGTTGTTCACGTCCTCCTGGTTCTGCGCTGCATCGGTCATGTACATGATGAACCCAGCATGGCTGCCATTGATGTAATACTTGCGGCGAAAAAGAGTAGCGGACTCATTAAGCAGCGCGGAGGGGATGGCGGAAAGATATTCCGGCAGGCCGTAAATCTCTTGGTTCAGATCGGGTTCCATCAGGTGAAATATGCTGCCTTTGGTGAACTCATACGGCTGTGTGGTCATGCCGTACTGCACAAACCAGTATGTATCCAGATCCACGCCACGTCGGGTGTATTTCGCCAGTGATGGCTCAAGCGACAGAATACCGCCGAGGCGGTTGGTGCGCTTTTCAAGATATGCGTTTCCGAATACCAGATAGTCCTGTACAAACCGGCTGAACGCCTGCTGGCTGAGCAACGGGTGCGGGATAAAGGTGCTGGTCAGAATGTTTCGCTTCACGGCAATCGGCGAGCTGTGATGAACGGCGGCGCGGTAAGTGCGCGCCAATCCGTCAAAACTCACCGGCGGCTCATACCAGCGGTCCATCTGTACGCACTCCACATAATCCAGCAGCTCGCGGCGGTCGAGCACCGGGATTGGATCGCCAAAGCTGAAAGCTTCTGCCGATGCGCCGTTGCTGTGCCGAACTGAAGCTCGGTTTTTCTTGTTCTTGCCCATCAAAAAATCTCCACAATGTTGCTGGTATTGGCGGCTTCGCCCTGCAGCGGTTCGTTAAACAGTGCGTGCATCGTTGCCCAGGCCAGATCGGCGTGGCTGGCTTCTTCGCTGCGGCTGGCTTCGTAGGTAGGGCGGTTTCCGCTGGCGGTGGTGGCGCGGCGGATAGCCATAAATGACTGCGCAATGTCGGTATGCCCGGCGTCAAACTCCAGACGGCGGTGGCTGATAATGTCGTATGCCTTGAGCACCAGGGCGTTTTTGACGTTGGGGTTATAGACAAACTCCCGCACGGCAGGGAAAAAGCCTTTTACGTTTTCATAAACACCGTGACCGACGCCGGTGGAGTCAATGCCGATGTAGGTCACGTTATACTGCTGAGTCAGTTTGCGGATGGCCTCTGCCTGGGCGCGGAAATCCATGCCGCGCCACTGATGACGCTCAAGGATGCGGAACTTACCGCCGGGCACCGTCGGCGGGGCTATGACTACGCAGCCAGCGCTGTCACCGTTCTGGGTACCTTTCGCCGGGTCATAGCCGATCCAGACTTCGCGCCAGCCGAACGGACGCAGGGCCAGCGCCTGAAAGTCTTCCCAGACTTCCCAGCTGTCCACCATGCAGGCCTGCAGGTCAGCCAGTGGGAAAACGGAGGCGAGATCGTCGATGAACTCACACATCAGCAGGTTCTGGTACTCGTCGGGGCTGTACTCCAGGCGCAGCTGGTCGAGGTCGAACAGGTTGCAGCCACCGCGCACGGCGTCCTCCACCGTCACGATCTGTCTGAACTGACCGTCAGCGCAAAGCAGACCGGCAGCAAGGGCTGAGTGGGTCAGGTCGATATCAACGCGATCAGCTTTTGCCCGCCCGCGATTGAACAGGGTGCCGGACCAGAACGGGCACCGTAGTGGTGCGCGTTGCCCAGGGAGAAACCGAAGCGGAAACCACCGCCAATATTATCGGCGGCGTAACCGCTGACGGAAAGAAAACGGGCATCAAAGCGCTGCTTTCGGCACAGTCGCAGCTGGGCGTGAAGCCGCGCATTCTCGGTGTGCCGGGGCATGATACGCAGGCCGTATCCACTGAGCTGTTAAGCGTGGCGCAGAGCCTGCGGGCCTTTGCCTATATGTCTGCGTACGGCTGTAAGACGGTGGAAGATGCGATCGCCTACCGCGACAACTTCAGCCAGCGTGAAGGGATGCTGATCTGGCCTGATTTCATCAACTTTGACACGGTGCTGCAGGCGGATGCGACCGCTTACGCCACCGCCCGCGCCCTTGGCCTGCGCGCCAAAATCGACGAGCAAACCGGCTGGCACAAAACCCTGTCTAACGTGGGCGTGAATGGTGTCACTGGACTATCTGCGGATGTGTTCTGGGACCTGCAGGACCCGGCAACCGATGCGGGGCTGCTTAACCAGAACGACGTCACCACGTTGATCCGCAAGGATGGTTTCCGCTTCTGGGGTTCCCGCTGCCTCAGTGATGATCCGCTGTTCCAGTTTGAAAACTACACCCGTACCGCGCAGGTGCTGGCAGACACCATGGCGGAGGCGCATATGTGGGCCGTGGACATGCCGCTTAACCCTTCGCTTGCTCGCGACATTATCGAAGGTATCCGCGCCAAAATGCGCAGCCTGGTAAATCAGGGCTACCTCATCGGCGGAGATTGCTGGATTGATGACAGTGTGAATGACAAAGACACGCTGAAAGCCGGGAAACTCTGGATCGACTACGACTACACGCCAGTGCCTCCACTGGAAAACCTGATGCTGCGCCAGCGCATTACTGACCGTTACCTGGTGGATTTCACCACCCGCGTAAGCGCATAAGGGGGACCCATGGCCTTACCACGCAAGTTAAAACACCTGAATATTTTTAACGCCGGTAACAACTGGATGGGCATTGCTGAATCCGTCACCCTGCCGAAATTCACCCGAAAGCTGGAAAACTACCGCGGCGGCGGTATGCCCGGTTCAGTCGGTATTGATCTGGGGCTGGATGATGGCGCGCTGGATACGGAAATGACCATCGGCGGTACTGAGGCGCTTCTGTTTAAACAGATGGGCAAAGCCACGGTGGACGGCGTGCAGCTGCGCTTTACCGGGTCTATTCAGCGCGACGACACCGGCGAAGTTCAGGCCGTTGAGCTGGTCGTCCGTGGGCGCCACAAAGAGGTGGATTCCGGCGAGTGGAAAACCGGCGAGAGCAATTCCACCAAAGTCAGCAGCGTTAACTGTT